GGAATCGGCGATGGAGAGACGGCCGAATTCGACGAAGACACGATGCAGCACCACGTCGAAAGGCTCGTTGAAGGCGGCCACCGAGTCGCAGTAATCGACCGCGAAGAGGACGGGGAACCGAACCTTGACAGCGAGGCGGATCCGCAGGCGGCCGAGGCAGTTGAAGACGCGCACGAGGACATGGCTGACGACTCGGAAGCACCGTGGTCCATTCCGTTCGATCAAATGCTCAGCAGCGACGATGCGCGCAGGAAGCATCGCGACACGTATTTCAGCCCTGAAGGGACGTTAATGGCGTCTACCAGGACGGTTCCTTCTGAATGGGAAAAAGGCGGGATCAAGCCGGGAACGTGGATTGTCGACAAAGGCCAGCACGGCTTGTACGGGCATGACATCGTGCAATTGCAGATGCTTGACCCGCACGAACTGGAATTGATGGAGGACGACTACACAACCGGAGTCAATACCGAGGGGCGTGGGGACGACGCCCACCGTTACGCCGACTGGCTTCGAGAAGGAAAAACGCCGCCGCCGATTCATGTCGTTGAAAAGGACGATGGCGGGTTTCGAGTGACCGACGGACACCGTCGAGTCGCTGCCGCGAAGATGGCCGGAAAGCCCGTTCCAGCATTGGTCAGTCCATCAGCTGAACTGGACAAAAAGGACTACAACGGCAATCCGATTAAGGTCGCCTTGACCTACGAAATGGCCATGCGTGACGCAATTCGGCAAGGCAAGAAAGTGCCGACTGAAGTTTTGCAGTCTGAAAAATCGCGACTAGAAGGCATCGTCGCCAAACTTGAGGAATGGCGAGGAAGCCGTACGGCATATGAGGACAAGCTAAAGGATGCCGAGTCTCACTTGCAGTTGATCAATGGTGCCCTGGGCCAGACCGCTGGAATGTCCACGGAACAGCCTGCAGAAGCACCGCAGGAGCAGAAACCGCTTTGGCAACAGACTCTGCGGGATGCGATTCCAGATGACAGAATCGACGATCAATCAGCATTTGACGAGCACCGCCAAGCTGTCGAACAGGCACTGCAATCGGGCCAAGATGTTCCCAGCGAGGTTTTGGAAGACTACCCGGATATTCGCGAACAACTGGTGAAGTCTCAGTCCGAAAAGTCCGAAGATGTTCTCGGCCAATTACAGGACCGAGACGAACTGTCACGCGACGACATCGGTCGGTTGCTGGCGTCCCAGCACCACAACGTCGAATCCAGGGCACAGGGAGTTCAGGCAAGAGACGCCGAGTCGCTGGCTGATCGATGGGTAGACTCTCCGTCATTCGTGAAGATGGAAATCCCAATTGACATTGCCAGGCCGGCAACGGCAGTCCAGCAGGGAGACAGTTCCGTCAGTCCGGAAGCCCCGATTATCGTTGACACCAACAAAACCGGATCGGGACGATTACACGGCAGTTTCGGGGCGCCGGCCGAGTTTCTCATTCTCGACGGTAAACACCGACATGCCGAGGCCAAGGCTCGCGGCGAAACGACCATTACGGCATTTGTTGGGTCCAATGCAGTTCCCAAGATTAAGGCGATGCTTGGACAGTCGGCAGCGTCAGCCGCCAAGGAACCTTGGCAAATGACGTACGAAGAACTGCGGGATGCGGTTAGTCCGCACAACCGGGAAACCTTAGAAGCATCGCGACCTATTTTGAAATCCCTGTACCCACCTGATGATGCAAGGATTAGCGCCAACGAACAAGATGACCCATGGGGTATTCATCGAGCCATTACCAAAGGCGACTCATTGCCACGAGTTCCGGTTGTCGACCTTGGATCGCGACATAAACAGGCCATCAAGCAGGCGCTTGCGGAAGGGAAGTCAGTTCCCGCCGAAGTCCTAGCGGATTGGCCAGAATTACAGCAGGAGAAAACTGCCGAGCACCCCGATTCCGGCATGGCGGTCGAACGTGGCGCTGGCTGGATCAAGCGACAATTCCCGAACGGCGCCCGGCGAGAGCAAGCGATTCAAGCGGCCAAGGTGAACTGGGACAACAACAGCCAGGCCCGAGCAGCATTCAAGACCCGGGATGAATTCGCCGAGGCAGCCGCTGACGCCTACCAGTCCGACTACGAGGCCGGACAAGAGCGAGAACGGCAGGCGGCCAATCCAAGACAGCCTCAGCCCGGCGAGCAAATCCAGGGGCACGACACGCCACGAGTCAGCAACGAGGAATGGATGAACGGCAACTGGGACATGGCTCACGCTGGACTTGGAACCGAACCCGTCATGGCAAAAATGGCGGCGGGCATGAAGGGAATTGAGGGTCGAGAATACGGGATCCGCCAGCATGCCCCGGGAAAGTGGCAGGTTGTGTCTCGAAAGCCAAGTCAACAAGCACCAACTCAAGCGACGCCTGCGCAGGCAGCCGATACAAGTCAATCTGATGCTTGGAACCGAGTCACCAGCAACCCACAATCGGCCAGCCCGGACGAACTACGGGATGCGCTACGGTTCGCCGGCCACCTCCACGCCCACCACGGAGAATCCTTGCGCCAAGGTAAGATCAGCAAGGACCAGCACGACCGGGCCATCGAGTCGATCGATTCCAATGTGGCCAAGATTCAATCCGCAATGAAAGGACGCCATGAGCAAAACCAACCAGCCGCTGAGCAAGCACCTACTCCAGCAGGCGCAGGAACGGGCCCGGGCGGAACTGCCGATCTGGGGAACGCCCCCGCCGCAGGAAGTCTACCAGCAGATAGCGGACATGCTGAATCCTCAATTCCTGAACGGCACGCTGCCACCGCCGCGGCGATCGCCAAATCACCAAAGCGACTCAGGGGGCTACTCGAATCGATGCACCGGCTCCGTGATACTCGCAAGCACGGAACCGTCAGGACCAGCGAGCTTGGCCACGACTTCGCCAAGCAAATCTATGATCATCTCCAATCCAGGCGGAACGGACCCGGGGACCGGTTCGGGGAAATTCACGACCTGAGCGACGACCTCGGACACGGGGCGATCGGGTATTCCTCGCCGGGTGGGAATCTGGCCATCGTTCCTCCGCAGTTCAAGGGCCAAGACTGGGACGTCCGCTACACGCTCCCTCACGAATCCCAGTTGGCTCCGAAGCAGCCAGTTCCAAAGGCGCCGAAGGAACCGAAGCCACCAAGGGAACCCAAGCCGAAGAAGCCTCGCGGAGTCAATCCCAACACGAAGTTAGGGCGCGCGGTTATTGACGCCGTCGGGGACGATCCGGCCGACCAGGAAGCATTCAAGGGCTTGGTTCAGCAAATTTGGGAGGAAGAAAACAAGGCGGCCATCGTCCGAAATTCGGCGCTCCGAAACCTGCTCGGGCAATTCGGCTTCGAGGGGCGAGATGCAGCAACATTCATTCGCACACTAAAGCGGTATGCAGATCGCGGTGGTGATGCAGACACCTTTACCAGAAAAAGCAAACTTGGGAAGAAGTGGGACCAGATGGTCGAATATGCAACCAAGTATCACCCAGAATTACTAACCTACGATACTGGCGAGTCTGCTGGTTCTGGAGATGCTGAAAGCGCGCTGTTTAATCGGTTTTTACAAGGAGGACTCGAAAGGCCACCGCAGCCGCATGATGATGAAATAATTGGCAAGGCATTTTCATATTTAGCAGGCGCAGAAAGGCATGCGTCGGAACACGAGGAGAGAATGCGGAACGATCCGGAGTATCGGGCCCACATCGAAGATTGGGAATCCCGGCAATTCGCCAGAACAGGCGTCAAGTTCCGCTATCGCCGATGGCTTGGAGACCGACTCAGCCGATGGCGCAGGTATGCCAAGCAAATGTCGTTCGAGTGGGACGAGGAAAAGCACCCCAGGGACGATTCTGGTCAATTCACAGAGAAATCGGGTGGAGCTACTTCTACGGCGACCGATACGGAAGTGGAAACGGAGGTATTCGACGAACCAGACGTACCCGATCCCGAGACATCTCGACGGCATTCCGTTGGCCCAGCAGGTAAGACCCGCGCCGAAGTAGCCGCCGAGATCATGGGCGACTCGAAACGCGAGACCATGAACTATGACCAATCGTGCCGCGCTACTTGGATGTACACCGGAAGCGACCCGAAAAAATGGTCCGCAGTTCCGATCAAGGGAACCCATGAGACAACGACGCCAAACGGTCAGTCGGTAACTCTTCCCGTATTCGAGATTCCGGTTGATTACACGCCACTCGAAACATTCTTCCAGCAGCCGCAGGGAGGTATGGGGGGAGGATGCTGCGAGTTGTGCGGGCACACGATCAAAACCGCCTATCACCTGCAAAACGACGAAGACAAGAAAACGATGGTCGTCGGAAGTGAATGCGTGACGCAGTTCGGACAGGGCAAGTCAGGTAAGCGACTGACGAAAGAAGCCCAGTGGACCGCAAACCGTGACCTATTGAAACAAACGTGGGATGCCAGGGAATCATTGGCCCAGCATTTTGGATATTTCGACCAGAAGAAAGAGCAGTGGGAAATTCACAACGAACACGGCGTTCGCGAAAAAATCCTCGGCAAGATGGGGTACAGGTACAAGGACAAGATCGACAAAGAAGACGAAGCGGAAGCAAGCCAGACAGCCAAGGAAGTCTTCAAGTTGTGGCGTCAAATGAATGACCTTGTCTTCAACTCCAAAGGGGAGCCAGTTCATCACGACAAGTACGATCACAAGCGGATGGTCTGGTACCAACCTCCGATGGGATATGGACGTGGCGGGAGTCGCGTCAGCGTTATCAAGTACGATCCAGCAACGAATCAGGTGATTTCGTCGTGGGTGAAGAGGAATCATGAAAAGATCGGACCATTGCTCGATGACGTAGACAGATTGACCGGCCGCAACACGGCCGAACAGGAAGTGGCTAACGACAGTGTGATTCGCTATCTCAAGCGCACCTACGGCGGTTCGTGGCGAAAGTACGCTCGACAGCTGGCATTCTCATTCAATGAGGACGAGCACCCTCGCGCCAAGGAGTCTGTGACGATCGAGGGGACCGACTACCGTCCTGGTGAATTTATCCCAAAGGACAAGGCCGAGGAGGCGACCCCAGAAGAACAGGAAAAGATCGAAGTCGTCGATTCCGAGACTGGCGAGAAAAAGCCGCTGGACGAGCATGCCGAAGAGCAGGAATCAACGACCAGATGGCACGTCACCCCGCATGGCGAGCAAATCAAAAAAGAGGGATTCGCGACAGGCAAAGGAAAGGGAATCGGAGGCCCGGTCGCCGGAGAGGGTGTGTCGGTCTGGAAGACGGAGAAGGACGCCGACAATCTTCTGCGACACACCACCAATCTCGAAAACATTCGGACATCGAATGACCCCATCGCAACAGCCGAAAAGCTAACCGGCAGGCCGATCACGGACACCGACAGCACGGCGAGTCTCTACAAACAGTCGCTCACCGATGCACAGCGGGCCGTTGTTCACTATCAGGCGCTCGAATCGCCCTACATTCCGGCAACGTCATTCTTCACGGATGCCCCGAAACGGTCATTTGAAAAGCTGGCCGTTCAGATTGGATCCGGTGCCCGTTCGCGAATCTCGGACGATTCGGAGGAATTATACGATCCCGAGCACGTCACACTGCCAAAGTCTGCAGCAAAGCCAACCTGGCAGATGACCCGCGGCGAGTTCCATCAGGCCAGCAAGGACCAGCCCGGTTACGACATGATGGCCACCAACCGGGCCCACAAGCAGGCCGTGGCGGACGCGATCGACTCCGGCGCCGACGTCCCTCTGGAAGCCTACCGCGACTATCCCGACCTGAAGGAATTGGCTGAAAATCGACCCGAACCGCAGCCGATCGTGCCGCAGGACGCCGAGGTTGAGGCAGCCACTGTCGCAGCTCAGCAGAAACTGTTCGATGCGGGAGTTGTCACGGAACCACCGACACCCGCCGCCAAGGCGAAGGCGACCGTGGCCGCCGGCATGAAAAAGGGCATCGAGGACTTCGGAGAGAAGCTCGGCGGGGCGCGGAAAGACACAGCGAAGCCAACGGGACCACGACTGAAGCGAGAAAAGGACGACGAGGACGAGGGCGAGGCATGGCTCAAGCGTTATATGACCATGCAGAACAACAAGACTGGAAAATGGATGATCGCCGACAAGGGGAAGAAGGAGAATCGCTGGGGCATGGTGCAGTGGGCGACTCGCCAGGAATTCGACACCGAGGCGGAGGCGGAAGCCGCGATCCCGCTGGTTGCCGTCGGCAGAAACCACCGCGTTCGCAACTTCGGCACGTCCGAGCACCCCAATTACGGCATCTATCGCGAGATCAGCGACCGGAAGCGCCCGATCGTCAAGGACGGTTTCCAGACTGAAAAAGAGGCTATGACGTACATGGCGCTCAATCCCAAGGAAATCGCCACGTTCAAGACTCGGATTGACGACTCCATTCACCCGGCGCTGGAGCGAATCGACCGCAAGGGACACGAGCATCGGCCGAACGACCGGCCCGCCACTCCCGAGGACTTCAACGTATTCGGGTTCCGGGGAATCGAGTTCGGCAACTGGAACAACCAGGCAGAACGGCAGCACATCCTGAACCACGCTTACGATTCGATGATGGACCTCGCGGCCGTCTTGAACCTGCCGCCGTCGGCAATCTCCCTCAACGGCCAACTTGGACTGGCGTTCGGCGCGCGGGGAACCGGTGGACTACAGTCCGCCCGCGCCCATTACGAGCCGGACTACGACGTGATCAATCTAACCAAGATCAAAGGTGCCGGGGCGATGGCCCACGAGTGGATGCACGCGCTGGACCACTACATGGCCAGAAAAACCGGCATGGCCAAGTCCGATAAAAAGGCGAATGCTCGCGGCGACATGGTCTATGAGGTCTCTGGCCGACTGCCCTCAGAAGGCTGGTCGTACAACGCCAAAGTCGATCCGGACCTGAAGGCCGCATGGGACAAGGCTCGAGACGCGATTCATTACCGGACGATGAAGTACACGGACGATGAAAGTCTGCACGAAAAGCGAATGAAGAAAACATCCGACTACCTGCAGCAACACGTCGACGCGCTCCGGAAGGAATTCCAAAAGGACCACAGCGGCGAACGATACACCCGCTACAAGGGGAAGCGGGCACTCCCAGCCAGCCCTGAGATGATGAAGCAAGTCAACGATCTGCTGGACAAGATCCAGGCCGGTGATTTGGGGGAGAATGTCTACGCAGGCGGTCAGGAAAAACGCCGCGCCGGAAGCTTCAACCTTGGCACTAGAATGCCAGCCAACATCGCCAAGTTAAGCGAGTTGCATAAACAGTTGCGAGGCAATCAGGGATACTACAAGGACGCCTCCGGCAGACTTGGCGGACCGATTGCCGAGGTGATGAACTACGCCGAGAGCAAGGTACGAGCAGATAAACTTCTTGAAGACGCGCAGAACCAGAAGGTCAAGGAAAAGAAGGTCGCGACCGAGTTTTACTCCCATGCGAAGAAGATGGACGAGGGAGCGACCAAGGATTACTGGAGCGCATCGGACGAGTTAATGTACCGCGCGTTCGAGTCGTTCGTGTACGATAAGATCAAGCAGAACGACGGCCAAAATGACTTTCTGGCTTTCGAGAAGCACAACGACTATTGGGCGTACAAGATGTTCGGTCTCAAGCCCTACCCTGAACGGGAGGAACGGGACACGATCAACCAGGCATTCAACGAACTGGTCAGCACCTTGAAGCCTGAGGATCTGGGTGGCGGCGGAGAGCGTCCAAAGTCAACGCTGAACCCCGTATCGGCCACGCACCAGCCAGCCGCGGAAGAAGTCCAAGAGCCTGCGGCGCCCAAGGCAGAGCCAGCAGGGCAGGGACCCGAGGACGCTGACAAGTGGCTCGAATACGTCAACAGCAACGTCAATCGGCTGCAGACCGAGAATTCCGGTTTATTGATGAAAAAGGGCATGACCGACCGCTACCGCAACGAAGTATCGCGAGGGGGCATCACCCAAGATCGATTCGACGAACTGGTTGCCGGCGGCCACGCTTTGAACGACGAGGACTACGCCAAGGCAGTCGCGGTTCAAAAGCAGATCGATGACATTCGCAGCACCAAAATTGGCGAGATCCCGGAAGAGAAGCCAGCCAAGACGAAAGCCGAGGCGGTCAGGGAGGCCCTTCAATCTGGAGAGGACATCCCAGGACATGAAGGGACTCGCCGAGTGAATCCCGATGGGACTGTCGAGACAATTCAGCAAGGTAAATGGACGCCGGTGCCGGCGGACATCGTTGATGAACTGGCCGCAAAAGGCGGATTTGTCGGTTCAAAACCTGTCGGTTCTTCAGAAAGCCCGATAAAACCAGACAAACCGACAGAAGAGACAGTTGAGACTGCAGCAGAAACTGTCGGTTCGACACCAGCCGATTTGACATTCCCATCCGCAGCGGAAGCAGCCAAATCGGGCAAGAGCTACAACGACTGGACTCAGCCCATATCGGATGCGTTCGTCAGCGAGAAGATTGGCGACGATCACCCAGCTTGGCAATCAATCCAACATGGAAATGGACCAAACGCGAGGACGTTTAACGAGGCGCGGGACATCTACGGACAGCACGTTCGCTTTTACAACCACGGAACGAACCAATACGAATACGGCAAGGTGACCGATTTCTCTCCCGACCTGAAGACGGCGGAGGTTACCGATTCGAGCGGCAACAAGAGGCAAATGGCGTTCAGCGAACAGCACGAACTCGACCACTTGGGATCTGTAATTCAGGACAGAATGAAACGAGGTCGACCGATCAATGCCGAGCTTGGCGCGATGCTTCCCGACATAGCTTCCCAGATTCTCGACTCCGCAGGTGATCAGCCGATTACAGCCGATCACACTTCCGCAGTCCTTAAAGCCCACGGATTGCCCACGGACAATCCCGGGATCAAGGAAGTGCTTCAAGACGAATTACTCGCCCAATGGAATGAGCGGAACCACGGCACTCGAAACCAACAAGCAGACCTGCCGGATATCCCGCCCGAGGAGCCCAAGCCGGAACCAAAGCTGCCATCGCCAACCGGCCCAGGCCAGTTGCGCGGTCAAGAGAAACGCAAGCAGACGGATGGGAAACCGGGAGGGCAGGAATTGAAACATCGGGCACAGGATTACGGAGTTTTGGGGGACGTGTACGCCGACGTTGCCAAAGGCATGACGTTTCAAGAGTCGGCAACTAAACGAATTGCCGAGCGGCAGGCTCAAGAGGCGGAGCAGAAGGCGGCTGGCGAAAAGCGAGCGGATCAAAAGCAGGCGGCAATCGACGAATGGGCCAAGGATTTGCCCAAGTATTCCGATGCCGAATTGCAATCTGAATTGGAGCAACACAAAGCGGCCGGGAGAACAACTCAGCAACGGCACATCGAATCTGAGATGGAACGCCGAAAGCCAGCTGACGCTTGGCACTCCGAATCGTTCGAATTCAACGACGGAACCAGCGCCAACAAGTACACCGCGCCGGACGGAAAGCATCAAATATGGGAAACTGATGATGGAAAGTACGAATTGAGTCGGACCATTGGCGGAGGAGTTGCAAAGGAGACCGTCGGCGAATTCGAGACACTGGACGAAGCCAAGCAGGCCGCCGCGCCGGCCAAGATCGACACGTCGTCCGTCTCGAAAACCTACGATCCCGAACAGCACGGCGGATACAAGCCGCTGCTGGCGGTTGCCGAAAAGGTCCGCTCGGGAGAGATGACCGCCGACCAGTATAAGCAGGAATACGCGTTCTGGCGCAAGCACGAAGCGGAACACGTCGCCGATCTGCAGAAGCGGTTTAACGCCAAGCAGCTGACGAACATCGCTGGCAACATGGGCGACTACAACGCCAAGGGCAACAACAAGAAACAAAACGCCCAAAGCGTCTACGAAAAGCTGCTGATGAACGCGTTCCACATCGGGGGCACGTTTTCCTATGGAATGGAGGGCCGAAAGGCAGCACTCGACAAGCACGTCTCGATGCAGACCGACGAAAAACTTCAAGCGGCCAAGCAACAGAGTGAGGCTGAAGACGAGAAGCAACAGGAAGCCATCCAGAACCCCAAGACCGTCTCGGACTTCCACCAAGCCATCCGGCACCACGGCGGATACCAGAACCTGCCGGAACCCCATAAGGCAGCCTACGACGATCTGGTCGCCACCCAACGAAGGGAAGGCGACAAATCCAGAAAGTCGACCGTGCAGGCATTTCAGGGGACGACGGGCGCAGTCGGTATCGTGGAAGGTCACCACCAGAAACGGAACGCCCCGACCTGGACGGTCACGGTGGAAGAGCACCTTGGCGACGACTGGCAGCCGGCACTTTCCCGGGCCAAGCAGCTGGGCGGATCCTACGTCAACAAGATGATTGCCCGCCGATACGGAGCCACCCCAGGATTCCAGTTCTTCACCAAGGACGGCGCCGAGAAATTCGCCCAAACCCTGAAAGGCGAGGACGTCGATCGCTCTGAGATGCTCCAAGAACGCCAAATTGCCAAGATTGACAACGCTGGCGAGAGGCTCGAGGCGCTGGCAGAATTGACGCGCCAGCGTGCGGAATCGGCATTGAACGCCCCGCGGCAGACCAATACCGCCCGCCGGGCCGAAATGGCGGCCGGTGCGGAATCGCACGCTCGATCCGAGATTGCCAAGTCCAGAACGCTCGGCCGAATCGCCGAGGGGCTCAAATCAAACACACTCAGGCACCTGAACGGGATCAGGGCCAAGACCCACGTAGACGCCCTGGACGCGTCCCTGTCGCGTGCTCGATACCGTCGATTCCAAGACGCCGACAAAGCCGGACGCACAGCCAGCGGCCACAGTAACGTCCGATGGGAGGATTTTAAGGAGTCCCCGTATGGGACGGATGACGTCAGTGCCGTCCAATACCCCTATCCGTCAATCTGGGCAAGCGAGCTAAACGCCCACATTAACGATTTTGCCGAAATCCCCGGAATGAAAAACCTTGCCAGGTCGCTTCGAAAGACAGCGGACGTATCGCCCTATTCGAAGAAAGTGGCTGGTTTCACAACGAGCGGCGGGAAAGCTCTGACGAAATCGGACCTGCGGGAATCGATCCCCTACGCCGCCATGCAGGTCGGCGACAAGGCCATCCGGGTCCACGCGTCGCAGGATCCGGCATTGCTCCGCGGGAGGCACCAAATCGCCTACACGGCCGACAAGGGCAAGACTTGGGGTATCTCGCCGGAAATCGCCGTCCAGTCGGCCATGTTGAAACAGAACGATCTGGACCTGATCGACCCACCGCAGGATGAGCGACTCGAAATCAAGGACGAGCAGACCATCGGGCAGCTGGCCAAGGTTGTCTCGACTCTCAAACGCAAGTCAGATCCCCGCTTGCGACGCATCGGCGAGTCGATCGGCAGCAGCCTGGAAGACTACAACCGGCTCCAAGCGGCCGACATTAAGTCCCCCCAGGAGCTTCGGGCGGCACTTCGGGAGTATCTGCCGCTCAAGGCCGCCCAGGACAAAGAAGACCCGGTCAAGGCCAAGGAACGAGCCCTGATCGGTACCAAAATCCCCGGATTCTTCCCGACGCCACGTCCTTTGATCGACAACATGCTGTCGGCGGCGGATATCCAGCCTGGAATGAGCGTATTAGAACCGTCGGCCGGCAAGGGAGACATCATCGACGCCATCAAGGAAACCGACCCCGAGGCGACCGTCGTCGGGATCGAACCGCAACACAGCCTGCGAGAAATTCTCAGCGCCAAAGGACACGAAATGGCCGAGGAACGAGATTTTCTCGAACACCAAGGCCAGTACGAGCGAATCGTCGCCAACCCACCTTATGAAAACCGGCAGGATGTAGCGCACATTCGCCACGGGTACAATCTGCTCAAGCCGGGAGGAAAACTCGTCTTCATTATGTCTGCCGGTCCGTTTCATGGGTCCAGCAATGCAGACAAAGAATTTCAGCAGTGGTTAGAAGACACTGGTGCCGAGGTTACCGATAACCCCGAGGGATCTTTCCTTGGGCCCGATGCATTCAGGCAAACCGGTGTCTCAACGAAAATGGTCGTCATTGAGAAGCCGATTGCAACTTAGCTTCCTGCCGACGCTTGTTAGCAGCGATTCTAGCGGCAACGGCTTTTTTGAGTGTTTCCGGTGTGAAACCGATAGGCCGAGTCAGGATTTCTCTTTCAATATGCTTCCACGTCTTTTTTTGGGCGATGTGATGTATCGGAGTTATGCTCACCCCAAAACGGTCGGCAATTTGCTTGTAGTTCAGAGCACCTTGTCTCAGCAGACTGATGATTTCCAAAACATCTTTAGTTGTCAGTTTTGAAGTTCCATGTCTTTCGCCATGGGCAGTCGTTCCGTGTTTTGTTCGATCGTTGATGTTGCTCTGGTGAGTTCCATATCGAAGATTGTCGAGGCAGCAGTTCGTCCTGCTTCCGTCTTTGTGGCATGATTCCATGTTTTCCGGACATGGACCGATGAAAAGCTCCAGAACAAGGGTATGCACTCTCGTATGTCTCTTGCCGCCCCCTCGGTGCTTGCCTTGCTGTAATAGGACTTTTGGATATCCATCTTTGTCTGGCGGAGTCGCCATTCTTTTCCAGCCAATACACTTTCTTCCCCACCTTGACCACACCGAGCCGTCGTTACCGACGCAATACATCGGAAACATCGGAACCAAGCGATACTCGACCGCTGGATCGCCGTTGCTAAACTCGACCCTTTCCATTTCCTTGAACCTCAGCACTGGGAAGTTTCCAGGATACGCTTTAACTCGTCCCTTGAGACTTTAAGTTCTTCAACGAATTCCCAGTCGAACCCGTTCCACCGTTGCTTTATCACGCAATAGCGCAGAGAGTCCCGCTCCTCGGCCGTCCAGCAGTCGGGAGGTAGGAAGTGGCACAGATTGCCGATGATGAACGGCAGGCTCTTGATGTACCGAACATCGCCGATCGTGCGGCCGTTGATCCATGAAACAAATCTTGCAGCGAGATGACGCAACATTTGCCACCTCAGTTAAGCCTGTATGGCCCGCCAGACGCCTTTTTCGTCAGGTCGAGCAGGCCGTTGATCGAGTCCGCCAGCCGCCCCAACTGGTCGTTCCGAGCCATGTCGGCAACGCGTTGCATTCGGGATTCGGGCGGCAGATGGAGAAATTGCTCGTAACACACCGCGCACAGAGGGATCGGATTGGGGCCGATCTCGCACAGACAACCGTGACAGAGTCCATCCACTTCACACCCAATCGTACTTGTGTTGCCGGCGTATCTTCGTCGAAAAGCCGACCTCACCGCCGGCAACCGCCACTCGTACCCTGACGGTACCATGATGGCCGCGAACCAGCCTGGCAAGCAAGACTTGTTTCAGGTACTGGTCAAGCTGCTTAATGAGGCTTTCAATTGATCCGGGGCGAATCAGCCGCATTTCCTCCCAGGCATCGTCCCAGGTGTCAGTTTCGAGCATTCCGATCATCCCATCCCGGATGTAGATGCAGAATTCGATCATGAATCCGCGATCGGAATGCTTTCGGAGCTGCGGAAGGGTTCGGTTCAAATCGTCCGTGACCTCGGCGATAATCGCGTTGGTCATGTCTGTTGCAGATAGTCTCGGCGCCATTTGCGTGCGGTGACTCCGTTCCGTCCAGAAAGCTATTCGTGGAACACAATGGACGCGTTCCCGTCCCCGATACTCTCCTCACCTGAAATGCGATACGCCCCATCTTCTTCCCTTTGAAGAACTCGCATTTGTCCCTTAATCCAGTCGTCAGCCATCGGAAAACACTCGCCCTCGGCCACTACCGGAAACGATGGGTGAGAAACAAGAACGTGAAAGCACCGCATCGAGTCGTTGAAGACAATCTCGACCAACTCGGCACCCTCCGGAGGTCCCGAGCACTGATCAAACACCGCCAGCGTTCCCGGCCAATCCTTAAAGCGCCTCAGGTAGTCCAACAGGACACGCGGACAGACTCGGTACACTTGGCAGCGGCGTTCGGAGAGCATTGGACTGGTTCCTAGCTGTTGACTGGTTCGCCTAATGATATCGGATTATCGACCGGAGTCGCCCCGACTTGGCCGCACTTCCTTCCCGCCAAGTGATTTGCACCCGAACACGCATCAACCCAATCGGCGCCAAATGACCACAACACGCCGATCGCAGCCAGTACCATATCCCCAGCTCCGCAAACGTCCACCGGTTTCAGGCATTCCGCCAGGATGTGCCTTGATGGCCCGCCACGGCGACCGGCAATCATGCCGTCTCGGTCGAGTTTCAGGCAGACGAACGGGTAAAGCCTCAGCAATTCATGGAACCGAACGGTCGCTTCCGAGAGCGACGATACGCCGGCCTCAACTCGGTTCGGGCAGATTCCTTGGGCGCCGTGGTAGCTTTCGAGAGGCTTGTTTCTAGCCGGATCCACAATGATCGGAATCCCAGTGTCAACCAGCCGGCGCCACAGGTAATCGGTGATCATCCCCTTCCCGTAATCGGCGACCAGAATCAGCGAAGCCCTTGCAGGGTAATCCGCAGGCAGTTCCGAGATGATCCGGTCCGCGTACCCTGACCACAGCGGATAAATCTGGTCCTGATCCTCCCTAAATACCTGCTTCCCATCCACGTAGACACGTCTTCTAAGGCAGCGGGCCCGGTAGTGACCGAACATCGTGATGTGCGATTCAGGCCAGCCAAGGCCGCGGATCATTTCCACGACAGCCCCGGCACCTCCCGACCGTATTTCCATGCGATCCTTGACGACAACAGGCCACTCCCCCTCGGGAGACTTTCGGACAGACGTGTAAAACTCGTCCTGATCTTTCATGAAGTCGCCGATAACAACGATGGTCATAATTGCACCGCTGGCTTCTTTCCGATCGTAACGAATGACCACAGATAGTCCTGAAAATGCTCTGCGTAAAGAATGCGGAAGCCGCCCAACACGAGCAACCGCTGAACGCTGGTAGGATCAGGCTGCCATTTATGCTCAACACGCACGGCATGATTTAGCAACGGGTCCCAATCCTTATGTCCTGGAAATGGGCAATAGAGAAAGTAAACACCTCCCGGCCGAATAACTCTGAATGATTCGGCGGCGGCCTTTTCTGGATCATCAACGTGTTCGATCGTGTGACTGAAAAACACAAAGTCAAGCGATCCGTCCTGAAACCTCGAAAGATCACATGCCGACCCGCTTCCTGGAATGCACACGTCAACAGGCGTTGACCCAGGTAGTGGGTTGCATTTGTTTTTGAAGAAACTTGCTCCTACATCAATTCCAGTTCCAGCGCAGAAGTGTCTGGCAAGCGGAAGAATGTGACGCAATCCGTCGCCAAATTCACCGGAATTGTCTACTTTTAGTGCCAGTCGATATCTGGGAGTAAAGAAAAACTGTTTCACAGCCACCTTTTGTAATGCTTGCGGTTCTGGCTAAGGATCTCGATTGGCGCGTCCTGGCCATCCAGAATGATCGGTCCACTTCGGTATCCCAATCCAATATGAGGAAGCCACTCCATCAGCATTTCTTCAGTCAGCCCCTCGTAGGTTACGATCTCCAGCAATGCGTCTTCCTCGTCGGCGTCCGCGAGGTTGGTGCGAATCGAGTTGATTCTGCGGAACTCGGCCGTTTTGATGCAGTCAACGTGTCCGGCCCGCACCATAGACGAGTGATTGGCAACGGGTTCGCGTATCACAATGATGGCCGTAATCGGATCAAACCCGAGGTCTCTCAGGGCGCCAATCCAAGTAGACAACGAGTCGTGCTTGACCAGTACGTAGGGACGATCACCTGGCGTCGGCAAGTCTTCGATTATTTTTGGCTGGTCGGTCGAAGCGGATCCGTCACAGCCAGATCGCTTCAGTATAGCCGCTACAAGTCGATTGCCACTGGCTGCCGGACCGCAGACAATGTAGGCACCTGGCATGCAATTGCACCCTCCCGAATTCTCTTGACGATTCCTTCCGTAATTCCGCCGCTAAAGGTCCCTTGTAAAATAACGAGTCGCTTCGCATGTTGTGCGCCAGTGATCGGCTTGTCTCGATACTCCTCGCCTTTCACCATCACATCCGGGCGTAATCGTGAAACGAGGCGATCCAACTCGTCCTCGGAATCGAAGATATGGACCGCGCCAACCATGGATAATGCTTCCAGGATTCGTTGTCGGTCTTGCTCCGGATAGAACGGGCGCCCAGGCCCCTTCAATTCTCGGACGGACCTGTCGGAATTCAGTCCCACGACAAGCCAGTCTCCGTACTGCGCCGCTCGTTCCAAGAACCTAAGATGATGGATGGCAAACAAATCAAAGCACCCGTTGACGAATACGATGCTCACGTTATGCCCCTTTTCACCGGTCAAACACGATCCGTTTCGTATGACGGTCCCGAACCTGGCCAACGACAACATCCCAGCAGTGTGCAACGGGGTTCATCAGCGAGAAGGTTCCCAGCCCGCCAGCCCGATGCGGGTTCTGGTAGGTCCAATTGCGGTACAGGTCGCTCCGCAGTGCATCCCACTGGACCTGATCGTGATACTCGCCGAACATGTATTTCGCCTTCCAGCACTGCGGAGAGTTGCGCAGGATCGAAAACTCAGAGCCCTCGCAGTCGAGCTTGACAATCTCGATCTGGCCATGCTCCTTCGCAATCTCTTCGAGAGTAACTATTTTTAGTGGCCGATCGTCATCGCGGACTTGATGATTGAATCCCGTTGCTTTTTCGGAAGAGTTGACGACTCGGGATCCACCGGTGGCTGTTGGATTGTCCGTGAATGAGTTCAGTAATCGCGCGTTCTTTTCGTACGTGCATGCCGCCTGGATCACCGTCGCAAAGTGTCCGACGTTGGCCTTCAAGATCGGAATGTTCTCGGGGCAGGCTTCGACGCAGATGATTTTGCTTTGTGGACACTGTTGATGGTACAGCATCGAGGCACAGCCAATATGGGCACCGACATCGACAAACACGAGTCCTGGGGGAACGAGATTCATCCGGTAACAGTTTCCCGTGACGACTTCATTGATGACGTCTACATCGAGCTTGGCGAGATTGCCTTCGTGAATCCAGTAGCCGGTTTGGTGTCGAATCATGGTGATTATCTAACAAGTTTTGCGATTTCTGAAAACACATCTTCCGGTTTGAGATGCGCGAGCGCGGCGCAACCAATCTCGCATGACTTGGCAAATGGGGCGTGAAAGTAGCACCCCGAGCACGATAGCACAGCCGGATCAGTCGAAAGGCATTTGACGCTGGGGTATTGAATGAAAACGCTGGAAGTGGTTGGACCCAACAGCACGACGGTTGGAACGTCGAGCGTGCCGGACAAGTGAGCGGGCCCGGAGTCGTTTCCGACCACTGCGCGGGCTGCAAGCATTGCCGCAGCATTGTACCTCCAGCCGCGTTTCCACATTCCGGGAAATTGACTGTATCGATTGTCCGGTGAACCTCCGCATACTCGGACGCGCATCCCTGAATCGGTCAGCCTTTCCGCCAATTCAATCCAGTAAAAAGATGGCCATTCTCGCGAGCCGTAATCTGTGTTTGGCCACAGCAAGACCTCACCCCCATGTTCTCGCCGCCCGACTGCCAGTTCGTCGCTGGTCAAGTTATGTGATGGCCTTTTCGGCTTGCACTGCAGACCAAGGTACCGGCCTCGCTGCTCAATGCGAGGCGGATCGCCTCTCTGACGAAGTTCCTGACTGTACGCCCGAAATGTATCGACCATCCGTGGCTGACGATCCAAAACGGGCTGGTCGAGCATTTCCAGGAACACTTTCTTTGGACCGGTGGCATAATGAAACAGTTTAATCGCCGCATCCTTGCTGCCTTCGCTCCACCATGCCATAACGCAGGCGTCTCCAAAGCCGTGCTTCTGAGAGTTCAGGACAATCCGGTATGGATTGTCCTTGGTTGGACGAGACTCGTAGGCTTGCTCAATTGCAAAATGAACGATTGCACGGGCCGCCAGTTCAGCTACGTCCGTGAATGGATGGACGATCTTCATTCCCGCTATCAAACTGGCCAGCTTGGTCTCTGCCTTTGCCAGCCTCGCCCCGGCAATTGCCACGTTGACTTTGGATGACTTCGCCTGATCGTGAAGCCAAGACACAATTTCCTTCTGGTGCTCTTCGCACCACGGGATACCGTTGTGGTCGAGTTCCCTGGAATACCGAGTGCAGCCACTGCACGTACTAATGCCGATTCTGCGAAAAAGAACCACCAATTCCGTTCCGACTCCGCCCATTCCGTCCTCTGACGCTTTCGTCTCGACAATTTGACTTGGGACTATTCCTTGATCACCATGAGTGATGAGCAACTTTCTCCATGTAGCATATGCCGAGAACGACCGGATTGCCGCAGGCGGGTCCAATGTCGGTTTTTGCCAACTCAGTATTTCCAAGGTTTATCACTTTCTGACGAATGACCATGAGTTGGATGGAGAAAATACCATGAGATTCGATTGGAAGAAACTGTGTCAGTTTCGCATTCGCCATGTGATGTTTGCTTAGTTTTGGGTGGGGATGGTGATTTGCATTTGGTGTACGCTGTCAATCGTTGGCTGCGAGCGACACATTCCCCTGCCAGCGGCCGGACCCTATCGCGGTCACGTCTACGACACTCACCGCATTGTTGACTGGCCGAGGTTCATTTTATGCAAGTCCTGGACCGCATAAGATTGCAAGCAGCGGGATGGTTAAATCGTTTCCAACTGGAAGTTTCATATCATGACAACTCGCTTTACGCTGCGCCAATTGTTGCTGGTGGTATTCCTGTGCTGCCTGTCAGCCGCCATTCTGGCAAGCATGAACGACTCCTGGACACAACTACAAGTGTCGCAGTTCAAACCAGAAGCCGCTGTCAATGCTCACGTTTACTGGTGGGGGTTGAAGGGTGTGATGACAGGCGCACTCTTGTGTTGGACGATCGCCATAGTGATCAGGCTGGTTACGGGCAGTCGATACCGTCTGTCAAATCGACATCAACCGTGAAGGTGACGACCTCCCCGCCGCAGGAACATTCCGCGCCGAGAACGTCTAGCGTCCCCTTCCAGTGGAAGTGGGAACACTGGACGCACTCATATTCGAGAACTGCGAGTGAACTTCCGTCGAGAGTGCAACCTGCTTCATTCAGATCGGCATCAATTAAGACGTTCCAGGTTTCTCCGTCCCAGGTGAAATAGAGATAAAATTCTGCGGCAAAGATGCTGAAATCCTCGATCTCGCCCTTGACGAACACGTCATTGCAATTCGTCTCGCCGAGTAGCGGTTCGCCAGTTTTTGTCACGTCCATCCCGCAGCCCTGCACATTGAGCGTAACCACCAGCTTCCCTGCCTCGTCACTCAACCACTTACCGCACCCAACGCAATCGCCAGCGCCGCAGCAGCATCTGTTGTCAATCGCCACTTTCCCCTGTACTTTTAGGATCTTTCCGTTGTATTTTCGCCAAATCATCAACCACTCCCCGAACCAAATCCACAACAAGCGTAAAGTGGATCAAACTGCCATTCTCTATCGCACGAATCCTCTCCAGATCCAGTTGGGCAGTCGGTGTAGTCGACTATCTTGCATGCCAACGTAGGCTCGTCATTCGGACACCATTCACCTCCGAGCTGCAGCCCAGCGGCAACCAGACACGTCTCCCGATCTTCAATGCCAACGACGGCGCAGTATTTCCTAAGTTCCACATCGAACACCTGCCATTCTTCCTCTTGATCGTCACCGCTCCCGCTCCCGCCGCGGCACTCCTTGCGAATCAGCAGCAGCTTGGACCCGGCCGGCCAGCGATGATTCCGAGGATTGGTGACCTTGTCTGGCTCAAATGATTCGCAGCTGGGAAGGTAGATGGCGTCGGTCACTTCGACAATCTGCCCTTCCGATCCGCTACCGCTTCCACCGGGATCCGACGGGCAGTGATCGTCCGCCGCGATTGCCTCGGCGAACATCGGGGCTGGGCCAGCTGATGCGATGATCCACGCGAAATAGTCCGGATGATAGTACAACCGAACGAATGTCCCGGATGGGATTGCTGGCGATCCCGGCGGGTTGCACGCGTTGATCGTGATATCCCGCTCGAACGGGTCGCAGGCGCCATTCCCGTAGCTGCTGAGTTCACCGGAGTAGAGTTTCACCAATCCATTCGTCGCCGACAACACGCCGCCCTTTGGGATATCCACAAGGGCCCGAGCCAGTTTCTTCAGACCATTCTCACCGACTGCTTCCAGTCGGCCGTTCTCGCACGACGCCCGGCAATAGAACCGCTCTTGCTCGAACAGACAGTTTCGATAGTACGGGTCGTAAACCGTGTGCGTGCAATCCGTGTCTCGAACCCATTCACCTTGTCCGTCATCCCATTTGAGGACGTAGGCTTCACAGCTTCCACCAGGCATCAAAACGTCGCCGTTAGCGATCGACATGGGGATAATTCCCGCCGGCAGTTTCGGCGTGATGTCGTCCTGATGCAGCATTTCATCAACGCCGAAGTTGCCTGGCATCGCCACGCAGCGTGTGAAATAACCACGGAGATAGTTGCAGCTGATCTCCGTCTTCGCGATCGGCGGATTGGCATCGTGGTCAATACTTGTTGAGGCCACAAGTTCTCGATCGTCTTCGGTGCCGAAACTAAACAATAGATGGTCATCGAATCCGCTGAATAGCCATTCCTTGATTCCGTCGAAAGTACGGTCGTAATATCGAGAGAAACTGAGGAAATAGTCCTCAGCAATTTTCGTTGCCAGAGAATTCAGTGCCGCATCGTTGTCCGGATCATTATTCTGAGGGTCAAGAAAATTTGCCCAAGCAGTCGAATGGATTGTTTTGGTCGTCTCTCCTACACTGCAGTATTGGCTCGAATTGGAGATGGTGTAGGCGTGAAACTTTCGTTCACAGCTTGGGAGTCCGCAATTCAGTCTCGGAAAAACCACTTTCACCGAAGCAGGAACCGGCTTGTTCTCCATGTCGTCGCCGGCGATTTGCCACCATGGCTGAAAAACTGCAAGCATGTCATCCGCATACTGAGCTGATTTGGTCCAGTCGATGAGATCAACGGTGCCGTCGAATTGACGTACTACTCTACGCCCGATCGAATGGGCAAAAGCATCCAGCAACGTCGCCGCATTGTCATATCGGCGTGTCCATTCCTCTGGATCCGGGTACAGGTAATCCGAAGAGATGGCAACGCTGAGCAGGTTCAGGCTGACTCCCAGCACGCCTTCGAAGTGGGCTTTCAATTCCGTCCATGATCCGATGGACGGCTTGCCCATGTCGCCGAAGTCCCGAAACTGCCACCAATAACGCTCGTCAACGATCGGGATGATGAATAGCGTGTCGTACTTGCCATCATCAACGCAGGACACTGGACGAGGAGGAAGGCAATACATTCCGGCTTCAAGTGTCAGGTCGTTCACCGTCGCCTTGAAGGTCACTTCCGTGCCGCACTTTCCCGCCAACTCAATGGCTGATGTGGATGGAACGAGGAAGTAACCGCGGGCCCACCGAGCGGCCCCGGTCGGCCAATACAGCTGGTTGATTCGTGGGGGAGGCGGCGCCGGGTAGTTCGGTCGAGGAAGTCCGATGTGCGACGGACCGACGGAAGAACTTTTACTGTTCTCGGTGCTGATCGCGTATTCGATTTGAGCGACCAAGTCGTCGATCGGCTGGTACCGCCTGAGAAAGTCGGCGACCTGGCTGTCTTGATCGTAGAGCAGCGGCACCCCGTCGAGCGTCAGTTCTGGATTTTGCTGTGACGGAGGGGCCATCGCTGATTACTCGTCGGTCGCCTTCGATTTTCTGTGCTGGCCGCTTCCGACCGGAACATTTCCGGGTGCTGTCGAATCCCGCACGATCTGTTCCGAGCATTCCCGACACAGCCACTTCGGCAACTTTTTACCCGTCAGAGGATGCGTCGAATAGACGCCTTGGCTCCCGCACTCGCAGACGTTGTTCTTTTCAAATGGCACGACAAGGTACTCCGTTACCGAGTCGGGATTATCGGAAACGCCGCAAGAACCGTCCAGACGAATCAGGGTGTCGGATAGTCGTCTGGAATCGACAAATACCAGTCAAACTCCACGTCCCATGCGATCGAAACGTACCCAATTTCCCGCTTGTCCTTCGGCGGAAGGTGCATCGTCAGCGGCCGAAGCGGGTGTGATAGCAGTTCATTCCCTTCCGTGTCGAGCAAGTCGTGATCGGCCAGAGCGCTCAGCGTCGCGTTGAGGTACTTGATTGCCCCGCGGGTCGCATTGGTCAGGTACTGAGGGTCCTTGCCGACCGGGTCGGTTTGAATCGTCAGGTGTAACGTGGTGATGATCCGGCCCCGGGTGTGCATCATGTGCCGGCCACCGCCCGTGAGCATCGGCTCCTCAAACTGCCACGTCTCGTCTGGGCTGATTTCGCACATTACCTGGCCCGGTGACGGTGGCGGCGCGTCGGTCGGAAGCGTCGACAGGTAGGTGTTGTGAATCGTGAATTCCGAGACCTGCGCAATCAGGCGAGACTGGATCGCCAGCAGGACGATGTCGAGCGTGCTGGTTGTGGTTTCGCGACTCATATTATTTGTTCTACGAGACTAACGAATCTGACAGACTTTCGGCACCGACCGAGTTCGTCGGCAGCAGGTAGTCCGACTCGCGCAACGAGAAAATACGGTTGCACCATTCGCCAAGAATTCCTGCCCTGTCATTTGTGATCGTCAAGACGCCCGTATCATCGACTCCCCAAAGTGTCCGGCCGGTGAACATGGCAACCGAAGGCCCCCCCGTGTAAAGCTGGGTCATCTCGACCATGCAGACGTCATCCAGAAACACACTGGTTCCAGCGCTTACCGCCGTTGAAATCCTGATCCGGAGGTAGATGCTATCCGGCATTACCGTTGGGGTCCGAAACACGGGCTGAGCCGGGTTTCCTTTTGTCGTCTCGGCAATCGAAGCCGTCCCGCCCGTGGCGAGCGTATTGTCCACGACCAGCGCGGGTACATCCTGCGCTGCCCACTTGCCAAGGAACGTGATTGTAATTGGGGTTCCTGGCAGTGCCCCGCCACCGCAAGATACTTCGTCGGTCGTTACGTTGGACAGCGCCTCGATCGCAGCCTTGACCGTTGCCGCACTGGCGTTAAACGCGATGTTGCCAGTTGTCTGGCCGTCCAGTGTGAGCGTGAACGTCCCGCCGGTGGCTGTGCTGGATAGCGTCTGAACTTCGTTTGTGGCGCTGGTCAGAGCTGCCAGCGTTTGAAAACTGGTCAGCAGGTTGGCACAGGTGATTCGCAGGCTGTTTCGGAACCGCTGGTCATCGCAGACGACCGTTCCGCCAATCCCGTCCACCAAATCAACCGTAATCACTCCGGCCGCCGGGACCACGTCCGCCAGGGCAAACAGGTTAATCGCGTACTGACTCTTCGCAGCGAGCGTAAGCGGGACATTGAGTGTGGTTAGTTCGGCGCCGCTGGAGTCAAACTCAACTGCTCGGGCACCTCGCACGACGTTGGCACTTCCCGCTACCGTCGTGGCCGGCGTGATCGTCCCGCCAGTCGTGTTGTTCGTGACCGTCAATTGAGAAGGGTTGGGAACACCAGTGAAAACAACGGTATGCGTCCAGTTTGGCGTTGTTCCGGTGCTGGTGACCGTCACCTCTTCGAGTCCCGTCAGGAGCCGCAGGGCGGCTTGAACTTCCGCACTCGTCGCGTTGTAGACGAGCGGTCCCGTTGACCTCACGATGCCATCTCGATCGGTGAAGTGCAGGATGTACGATCCGGCACTCGGGCTTCCCGTGACGGTCAGTGTCTGCTGTTCGACGGACGTCATTTTCAAGGTCGTTCCGACCGTGGCAACCGAGGCAATCCAGCCATCGGGAAGGTGCGATTGATTGGTGTCCTCGTCCTCGAATCCGCCATTGGCAACGAAGTTGGAACCGCTTGCCGCTGTATGGCTTGTGACCGTCGTCGTAATCCCAGATCCGAGCGGCCAGTTGTATTCAAGGATTCCGACCGATAACTCTCCCCGGAGCAGGAATTGAGCTTGCCCGCCCGTCAGGGAAGTGCAGACCGCGGTGATGTCCTCGTCAAAGGAAAACTCATTGACTCGGCCATCGGCACGGCGAGTGGAAGTCACAAGGATCCCGTTTCCGGTATTTTCCGATCCGTACGCCATGGAATAGCCAATCGCACTGGCGTCGATCGACGCGGCATTGGCCAGCATTTGGGTGATCAGTTCCTCGATGGAATCTTCCAATGAGTCTGTCGGCTGCTGGTTGTCGTCCTTAACGGTTTGAATCAGCAAATTTCGACACGGAGTTGCCACGCACGTAAACAGAGCCCCAGAGCAAGCATTCTGCAGTGACCGTAATCCAGTCAAAACCCCCTCCCGGGCTGCCTCGTACTCGATCGTGTTAGAGCCTCCCAAGTTCTGGATAGCGTCCTCAACCTCATCTTCGATCGTCGTTCGCAATGCGGTCACGATGATCGATCCCGCGTAGGCGAATTTTCCGATTCGGTCGAACAGCGTTGAAAAGTTGATCATTTTTTTGTCCCTTGATTAGACAAAAAGGATTCCACTGCAGCACTGATTTTCATTCCAGCTTTTTTACCATAGTTTTTTACAAGCCAGATTAAAGCATTCGACGACGACTTGCTTTGATTGCATCCCTCGCATAATGGAACCATATTATCTGGCACTGTTCCTGGGCACCTCTCGTCACTAAGTGGAATCCAATGATCCCAATGCACTGTCACAACGAGACCAAATAATATTCCACAAACAGCGCACGAATTTCGAAAATGATTCAATGCGACTTTCCCATCCATAACAGAAAACGTATCTGCGAGTATCCGTTTTCGCGCTCTCCTGCGCTGTTCGCGAAGTGCGCAATTTATCCTATGCGATTTCATCCATTTCTTTTGATACTTGTGTCGTTTACCCTTAACTTCCGGATTGTTTTTGTTTTTGTGATACCAGTCTTGAGACTTCAGGTTGGACTTTTTTCGCTTTTCTGGATCTTTCAGTCTTTCTAGTCGAGACTTTTCTAAGATTCTCGCCTTGTTTTTTATGTAATACAATTTCTTTTTGTTTTTTAACTCATCTCTCCGCTTATCCTCCCATTTCTTTCTCGATGCTTTTAGTTTCTCCTTATTTCTGTTTGAGTATTCCTTTGTTGCTTTCAGTATTTTTTCTTTGTTGTTTCGGTAGTATCTCCTTGAAATTTCCTTTCTGCATTCTTCACATCTCGCGCTATTTCGATAAAAGCAATCGGCAGTCCTTATTGCTCCGCAGTGCGTGCATCTTTTCATTCCATCTGGAATTCCGGACGCAATCCTGCGTTGCTCACGATCTCGCATCCGTTTTTGTTTTTTGCTCTCTTTCGATACTCCTCCACTGCATGATTTGCAATATGAAGCGAGTCCACTTTTCGATAGGTGGTTTTTATAAAAAGACGACTCGTGAAGCATTGACTCGCATCGCGGACACTTCTTAAATTCATCGCAGACCATATTTGCTCCTCTAAAGCAAGTGTGGTTTAGAAACGGGCAAACGACTGATCTCGTTGTCCGTTTCGTATTTTATCGCATTTGATCAACTACTCGAAAAGGATTTTGTTGCTGAATGCCTCGGAGGGAACGACGAACACATTGGCTTGCTGGCCGAAAGCCCCGGGCGAGTTTTTCAGGCGATAGGGGGCCAGTCCTGCCGGGATCGCGGCTGCAATCGCGGCTTGCGCGAAATTGTAATCGCAACAGCAGTGGTAAAGCGTCTTGGCTCCGTCCGCGCTCAAGATCGGAGCAGATGGAATTACACGACCAGCCATCGGCGCGAACGTGGTGCCTAGTTTCTGGTACTCTTCCGCGCTGGGAAGCGTCGGCCACTTCATCAACCGCTCGGCCTCAACGCGGACTCGCATATTGGCTGTCGGCTTGTGCATCGACAGTAGAACTGCAGTATCGCCGGAGCCAGTCCCTTGAGTCTGGCTCGACTTGCCGAACGGCAGTTGGATTACCCCAAACAAATTGCTTGTAATCACATTCATCGCCCAAACGGTGTAGGCAGACGCCAGTTGTTCTTGGCTCACATTGGCTTGCCAGTCGTCTGTGCTCGATGGCTGATTTACGATTTCCGGGCACGCGCCTCGTTCGTAGAACAGTTGCGTGGCTGTCTCGTTCGTCTTGGGGAATCCTTGGACGTGCGCCGGATCCTGCAATGCGGCCAGAAACAGCCCTTTGATGCAAGCCGTCGGGAACACGATCCGCATTCGATCCTTCAGATACTCCGGCAACTGACTGTCCGAGCCGAGATTGGAGTAGTTCATCGGCAGACCAAAGTTGCCGCGTTCAAGATTCCATAAATGCCGCTCCTTGCCGACCAACTGGATTTCGGCCGTCATTTCAATCTTGTTCGCCTGAAAGGTATCTCGGCAGTTGAAATGTCTGAGAATTGTTCCTTGCTGATGGACGTTGTCGAGGCGATGCAATTTCGTGTCGATGATCTTCTGTCCCAACTTCAACAAGTCATGCTTCGGAGTCTTGTTGTCGGATTCCAGCGTCACGGACACCTGAGAGGCGAGCAAAAAACCGCCCTGCTGAGGAGTGAATAGAGTCTGATGGCCGGACCAATGCGTGGAGGGGGACGGAGGGACCGCCCACACCTCTTGATCGGTGATCGTGAATTCTAGCTCTAGCCCATTCGGCCGCTGGTGGAGCCCAATCCGCTTGCGAATGAATCCGTCAACAAGAACCGGCATCGCGAAGTTATTGCGAATCTCCGTCAAGACGTTATGCCCCATGTGGCGAACGCGAAAGACTCCGTGATAGGTTCGTTCCGTCAGCCAGTTCTGGCCGCTGATGTCTTCGCTGATCCAGAATCGGAAGCTGATCGCGCCACCCGGTACCTGGCCATCGGCGTCGGTGTACGGCAGGTGCATCGTGATCCGAAACTGAACTTTCATCGTATGGGCCGACGTGATCCCCAGCACTCGTACCTCGGGTAATGGTCCGTGATTCACGTCGCGTTTGCGAATTGGAGTCTCTGGTGGAATCGGTAGCCCTGGACGTCGCCACGCCGGAGTCACGTCGAAGAGGTACTTTGTTCCAACCAGCATGAGGAAGTCGCGACCCGGTTGCATCAGGTTGTCGATGAAGTTGTTGTATCCGTCCGCCAAGTCTCCGCCGTATGTCCTGGACGACAATCCGATCGTCAGAGGATCGCCCGCCGAAGTTTCGTGAATGATCCCGGTGCAACTCACAGTCACCTTGACGTAGAGCGGATTCATACCAGTGGAATCCGCCACCACTTGCTGATCGATATAGTCGGTCAGCACGTTTCGGAGCGTGACTCCGTTGTAGGTAATCGTCGTGTCGGAATTCGCCATGGCAGTTAGGGAACGAAGGGAGGTCGGGTGTGTCGGTCTGGCAGTTTCCTAATGTTTTCCATGAAGTCGTAGGCGGCCGTTGCAGCCTCTGGGTCTCCAAACTTTTTGACCAATTCATTCGTCGCGTCAGTTAGATTTTTAAGGCTTATCCCATAAAACTGAAAGTTTTCAATCAACCACCAAACTCCACGAGTCAACGTAACCGCAGCCGTAGCAACCATATTTGCCGCGTTGGTGATGGCATCCTTCGTTGGCTGTAGTTCGTCTTTAAGGTCGTCCAGGGCTTCGATCAGCGGCGTGGTACTTCCAGAGGTTCGCGTGGCCGATCCAAAGTCGCGAATTTGCTGGCGCACTTGCGACTCTAGGAACGCGTTTGCCAGTGACCCAGACCACATCATCAAGTGCCGCTGCGATTCTTTGAGAGACTCACCCCACTTCATGATCGCCGATGGTATCTCGTCGACTGCCTTGATCATTCCCTTGATGGAAGTGGTTGCCGCCCCGATTGGGTCCATCAGCGCATTGATCGGGTTCAAAATTGGGTTGAAAATCTCCGCCCCGCGGTTCTTCACGATGCTGCCGAGTTCGGAGAAAATCTGTACTTTCTCTCGTCCGGCGAGATCGCCAACAAGGCTGTGATGCTTCGGACGCGTGAAGTCCACTCCCGGACCACTTGTCAAAAACGCTGTCAGCGCGCCAGCAGCTCCGCCAGCCAGCAGCGGGAAAAGTGGGCTATTACCACCCGGACCGCCACCGCCTGGAGTGCCAGGCATCGGAACTGGACCAGGCGCAGGCGGGAAAGTCGGCGGCGCGGGAGGGACTGGGGGCGGCGTTCTGCCGGGCGGTGGAATCTGCTTGGATGGCCCGGGAGGTGTTGTTTGTGGCGGCCCCGCAGGTGGTGGCACGGGTGCGGACGAACCGGAAGAGGTTGGCGAAGGCACGGGAGTCCCGGTAAGCGGGTGTGCTCCGGATGGAGATGCTTGCGGTCCGGTTGGCACCGACTTGGCAGGATGCGGCAAAGACGGCTGAGGAGTTGATGAAGGCGACACAGGCCGCGCTACGTTGGGATATCGCGACAACGCCTGTTCTCGCCGAGCAGCCCGAGACGCTGACTCGGCTGATTGTCGTGCGGCGGCACGGGTGCCTGCCTTGGCTTCCGCTTTCCCGATCATCCCTGGAATCTTGGCGAGTTTGGCCGTGTCGCCAACCAGTGGCACCATCGAGATGGCGCTGATCGCGGCGTTTTGCAGGTGCTGGCTACGCTCCTCCGGTGTCTGCGCCTTTGCCGCGCGGAAAAGCGAAATCCCCATGTTGACCCCGTCAATGATCGGGGTGGGGTCCGCGACTCCGGCAATGTCGAGCCCGGTTTGGAGCTTGTCGATGCCAGCTGTCGGCGCTGCCGGTTGAGAGGGGGCGACCATCGACGACGCCCCAGCCGCCGCGTTGCTGATCATCGACTCGACTCGACCGGGCGCAGCGGCTTGCACGGGCGGGGCAACCGGCTCCCTGATTTGCGGTGGCGGCAGCGGTTCGGTTATCTGAGGCGGAGGAACGGGTGGCAGGTCGATTCCAGGCTGCTGCGAGGACTCTTCCACGAATGGCTGCAACAACTTCGCGAGTTCCTCAGGGGCCTCAAACGACTTGAACGGCGCTGTCGTATTGGTCCCGGTATCGTCGAAAGCCTTCTCCAGCTTGGGGTGTGTCTCGGGAACGTCCACATACTGGACCGTGCCCCCAGACTTCTCGGCGTAGCCCTTCGCGTAGTTCAGGTCCGGGGTCAGAAACCGTGGACCGGGCTGGGTGCCTGGACCGTGCCCGCCGTGGTACATCCGGACCATCCCGTGGCCTACCGGCGCTGTCGCTGGCGATTCCGCTGGACGTGGATGGGGGACTAATTCGGCCATCACTGTGGCGGCGGCAGACGTCGATACTGGTGGCTTGCCTGTTGAACCGGTCAACTTGGACAGTTTTGCCAAGTCGCCAATGTATGGGACCATCGAGACCGCGCTGATTACCGCATTCTTGATATGGTGCGTCCGCTCCTCTTTTGTGGTCGACTGAACGGCTCTGGCGAGCGAAATCGCCATGTTGGCGGCATCGATTACCGGCGTCGGGTCGACAACGCCAGCGATGTCCATGGCCGTCTGGATGCGATCCAGGCCGGATTGCCGAGGAGCATCGGCCGGCGGCGCCAAGAGTTTCTGGACGGCCGAATAGACCGCACTGCCTTTGTCCGAGTTTCCGATCTGTTGGCCTTGGAGCAATTGAGCGAATTCCGGTGCCATGCCGGAAAACTGGCCCATCACCTCGGGCCCAATCTGCTTGAGAATACCAGCCAGATTGTACGCCATGGCTACATGCCCCCTCGGGCACCAGCCCACTGCGCAAGAGACTCTTCGACCTTCATTCGAGCCTCGTACGCCTGATACATGGCTTGCGCTTGCTCAGGCGTCTCGGCGACCGCCTCAAACAGCGACTTGTCCAGAACGGGACTTAGAGAACTACTGAGCGCCTCAAGGATTGTGACGACTCTTCGCTTTTCGATTCGCTGCTGGTTGAGGATGATTCCGACACGGGAGCCGTAGTCGAGTTGCCCGGGTTCGAGGATCCCGACTCCGAAGGTTCCGATGGCGTCGGCAAGACTGCGGGCTTTTTTTTTAGCGTGTTCATGTAGTTCATGAACCGCCAAAGTAGCGCAAAGGTTTCTTCGATCGTGAGTCCTGGATTGTCCTCGGAGTACGCCTTGACTCCGAACATCTGCCGGGCCATGTCGAGGACTCGGTCTTGGGCAGCCGGATCGTATTTCGTGCTGCTGCCGTCCGGGGCAATGCCGACTGCTGGTTCGAAGTCTGTGTTGGGATTGCACGTCGGATGCTCCCACATCGTGCGCCACGCCACCAATGGGTCGATCGCGCGATCCCTGGAACCGTCATAGAACCGGAAAATTGCGCGTCGCCTTGCTCGAAACCATCCTAACATCAGTATTGACAGTGCATTACGGTGTTGATATATACGGTGTCTATGCCTAAACCATTAGACATGATCGGTCGGCAGTTTGGTCGACTCAGGGTCGTATCCTTCGCTGGTCACAAGCACAAACAACGGGTCTGGAATTGTGTGTGCATCGATGGAAACGCAGTAGTCGCCAGCACTGGTTCTCTGACAAGTGGAAATACCCGATCTTGCGGATGCCTGCAAGCCGAAATTACTGCCAACCGTTCGACTATTCATGGGATGAGTAAACGAGGAAGGCGATCGCCTGAGTACCGCATTTGGGCCGCGATCAAAACTCGCTGTTTCAACCAGAATAGCCAAGACTTTTCCTACTATGGTGGCCGAGGAATCACCATGGATCCAAACTGGGCGAAGTCTTTCAGTGCATTCCTCGACGATGTTGGGAAAATGCCAAGTCCAGGACTCAGCTTGGATCGTATCGACAATAACTCCGGATACTTCCCTGGAAACGTTCGATGGGTTTCTCGCAAGGATCAAAACAACAACACTCGTAGGAATCGCCTGATCACGTTTCAGGGCGAGACTGCAACATGCTCCGTCTTTGCTGATCGATTGGGGATTCCAATTAAGCGTCTGATCCAACGACTGGATGCCGGGATGTCCGTTGAAAAATCCCTGACCTCTGGATACCTGAGAAGCATGAAGCGCGGAGCAGTCGGCAGCGAATACTCTACGTGGGGAGGAATCAAGCAACGTTGCTGCAATCAACGCTGTCCCCAGTACCACCAATACGGCGGCCGTGGAATTCAGATTTGCGAACGATGGAAAAACTCGTTCGAGTCGTTTTTGGAGGATATGGGACCAAAACCAGATCCTTCGTACACGATCGAAAGGATTGATTCCGAAGGAGACTATTGCCCAGAGAATTGCAAATGGGCAACTCGCACGGAACAGGCGAGAAACACGTCCAGAAACCGACTCATCGCTTGCAATGGAGAGAGCAAAACGATTGCTGAATGGTCGGAAATAACTGGCTTGGCCAGGCATGTCATTTTTCAACGGTTGAAACGCGGTTGGACGCCAGAAGAATCCCTATTCACTGCTGTTAGGGCAAACTTGCGTCGTACACGCCCTTGATCTTGAGCGTTCGAGACGCGCCGGATGCATTGGTCACGAAAATGTTCGTGGTGATGTCGGTCGTCAGCAGGAACGAATCCAAACTGTCGGTACACCACTGATACGGGACATTGGCGACCAATACTAGCGTATCGTCCGGAGCCGATCCACTGTTTGTCTCAATCGTCAGAGCGCCGTCAGCCACGATTTCGATGGCCTTTACCTGCGATACGTCAATCGCAATAGCCACTTCGGCGTCCGTCCCAACCGGAATCGAGACCTCGACGTTGATTTCACCATCGCCCGTGTACGATTTTTCGTAAACGTGCTGGGTTCCACCGGGCTCGGTGATCGTCCAGCGAAATGTGAATTGCATGAATATCGACTCCGTTATTTGGCTTCCGATTGAGTTTCAGGAGTCGGAGCCGCTTGGGGAGGGGCTTGCGTGGCTTTGTTGTCTGGGGCTGATTTTTCGTGGACGTTTTGCTGCTTCGGCTTCACTTCGCTAGCAGATTGTTTCGCGGTGGCGGTGTTTGCGGCAAAGGACACGTCCTTGCTCAGTTTCGGGAAGTCGAACCGCTCGGATCCGGCGTCACCATCGCAAATGCTGGCAAATCCCTCGTATTTACCGGTCGACGAATCCAGAGAGGCGACAATCTCTTGCAGTCGCAAGGTGCCCTCTTCGAACGTCTGGCCTCCGACCATCACGCGTGTTGAGTTGCACTTTCCGCGATTGGCCAACATGTCTCCGAGTTGCTTTTTGCTCAGGGACACAGGCACCTGGAACACCGTCGATGAGGATGGAGATGCAGCCTTCCCGCCACCCTTGGAAGGGGACGAGGCGCCGGCCGGACCGGAAAATACCGCACCCTCGACACCGTCCCCAATCCGCGCGATGTGATCCACCACTCGCCCGGTTCCGGGGTTGTCCAGGTCGAGTTCGACGTGCATGCGACCGGTGGACGTACCACGGTTTGCGCGAGACTCCAATGCCCGCTGAATCGCCTGCTTCACGGCGGACTTGACTGAAAAATCGTCGCCAGGAGTGCCGGCGAACGGAAACGTGTACCGCTCCAATTGCTGTTGCTGCGCGGTGAATGATGCGGCCTGCGCTAAGCAGGTCAGGTCGGCGTGGTGGACAAATTGCATGGGAAAACTCACTAGGCAATGGTAAACAGAACGCGGGCCGCAGCATCGGATACCCAGCACTCCCACCCTGCCACGAAAGTACTGTACTTGGTGCCCTTGTTGACCTCTTGCGCTTGGCGCATGAAGGCGATCGTAAACGTCCAATCCTCGTTCTTGCCGTTCAGCAAGAGCGTGGCGTATTCGCTTTCCTGACGGATCAGCGTACCGAACTGCGGCAATGTTCCAGCCGTGCCGGCTTTCTCAAACGACGTCAGCTTATTGCACTCCGCGGCATCGTACTTCGGCATCTCGGCCGTGACGATGCAGACCGCGCCGAGCAGCTGCGTATCGGCTGGGGCTCCTCCCTGACCGCCGTAATCGTCCGAGAAGATGTCCCCCCACTTCGGTTCGATCCGGATACTGACCCCGTCACGCGAATAGCCGAGGGGAACGGTGTTGTAGGTGACGATCACGGGACCGGCTACAGCGTGTGCGATGGCCATGGCGGTAGTTTCCTATCGGTGCTTGTAGGTGCGTCGTTGCGGGTAAAAACTGCCTCGCGCCGCATCGACGAATAAATTCCAGTCTCGCTCAACCTCGACCCGGGTTACCGTCTCGACATGGGGGACGCCGGCATCCTTGACCGCCTCAACGTCGAAGATGGCGTGGCCTGACGACAAGTCTGCCAAAATCTCATCGTATTCCTCTTTGGCCATCTTCCGGACCGGATCGTCGGCATATGGCTTCCGTTTCCAGAGATGCCAAAAGGCGATTCGGCAGGTAATGTCGATCAGGAATTCGAGCGATTCTCCGGTTAGTGCATCCAGGTCCGCACGGGAATATCTCTTGGCCCGCAGGCAAACGGAGATGATTTTCCCGGTGGCTGTGTTGAGCGCCGCCAGCATTTTTTTGTTGGCGGCAAGACCCGCAGGAGTAACCTGAACGTCGTCGTCATTGGCGCAGATATCACCGAGCGTTCGCGCGTCGAATCGCGCGATCATGTCGTCGGAATCTGCAAATGCCGCCATCGTTCATTACGCTGATGTTGGGTTGTCAAAAAGGACGGCGATTACTAGGAAGCAACCGCAGCCGTGAACACGAACCCTGTGATCGGAGCCACCGGCTTGACCGCGAAATCGTTGACAACTCGTCCCAGGTGGCGCCGGTTGTCACGGTCGTGCTTGCTCTCGACCGTCATTTCTTCCTTCCAGAAGACCTGATGCGTCGAGAACGACGGTGAACCTTCCATTCCTTCCAGTCCGCCGACTCGGCTGCACATGAACGGAGTGGTGTCGTCGAGCACGTAGGAAGTGGCTTTCGTCGCCCCCTTGCGGCTGGTCACCTTGACGGCGTCTTCGATCACCACCTTGTACCCGTAGAGAGTCTCCGGCAGACCGAATCGGT